ATTATCCTGATCCATCCAATCGTAATATGCTTCAAACAAATTAATAAGATTTGGGTACTGTTCGAGAAAATGTTCAGGTACGATATTAGAAATCTCAGCTCTTTGAAAGTTGAGATCCCTACGATTGTTATCTTTAAATGTTTTGTCTAAACCGTAAGTCATTAATTAGTCGCTATTGTTGAAACTGCACGAGCGTCTGAGATATCTCTATCATATTCTAATATATTATTTCTTTCAGGTACAATAGCACTAGGATTAGCTGGTGTAACTGAAAGTTTAATAAAATCAACACCACCAGTAATAGCTGTAGGTGTAAAATATGTAAGTTGAACAATACCGGTAGCTGCGTTATATGAACCTAAGTTATCTAATACAATGTCATTACTACCTGTCGCCACGATTTGTAATGTATTTGATTCTAATTTGTTTTGAATCTTACACTGTACACCATTATATGTAAATGTTGATGAAGTTACTATATAGTTTTCGTCATCTGGAGATGCAATTGCGGCAGGGAATCTTAAGTTAAATGTATTTGCACTAGAAATTGATGCAATAGTCGTTCTAACAGATGTATAAGAGGCTGTTGAATACGCCGCAATGATTGTAGCTGCACCGTTAAAATCCCTGTTATTAATTAATATAATAGCCTGGTTTAATTCGCTTGTAGGTATTGTAAAGTTTGTAATAGTATTAATTGCTGATGTAATAGTTGGTGCAGTTGGTTCAAACCTTTGCTGCATTTTAATAGTAGCTCTAGATGAAAGAATAGCATTGTTAGATTCATCAATCAATGTTAAAAGGTTTGATCGTCTAAATGCTTCTTCAAACCCTCCAACGTTATTTGTAAAGTAGTTTTGAATAATAGTTCTTACGTTTGACTCAACAGTACTTACTGTAGTATCTGTTAATCTTGGGTTAAACTGAAAGAAGTTTTGAACTTCGATAAAAGTTGTAATTGGATCTTCAAATCTAAGTCTAAATGATATAACAGCCAAATCATCAGCTAAATTTAATATTGCTTGTTTTGTATTTGCCTGTACTAATGCTGTCACATCATCCTCAAAATCAATTGATACATAAACAGCTCCAAATTCTGGATCTAAGTTATCTTCACCACCCCAAGCTTTAATGTCTTTAATAAGAGTAGAGTAATTACGTAGAATCAGTGATGAATAATCGGCAGCTGTAACCATTCTGTTTTGAGCGGCATATTGAAATGGCGCATTTTTACGAATTGACTCTATAGATTCTTTATCATCACCACCCACAGAATTAGTTACAGTTGTAACACTTAATGAGACTGGTGTTGTTACGCCAGCTGCTGTATCACTAAATTGACTTGAAGCAGTAAATGTTGAAGCACCATTAGCACCCGCTCCGTTTGTATTTAAGTAAATAACTTCAATCTTTGCGCCGCCTGCAGGAGCAATGCCAAATGTTTCACCGTCCCCAAATGATAGTTCAAAGTATCCATTAGGTGCTTCTTTTAAAATATAAATTGTTGTTTGTGAGTTAATAGTTGTCGCATTAATAATATTAGTATAAACAGCATATGTTGAACTAGTTACGCTTTCATACACTCTTACTTCAACTGTATCAGCATCAATAGTTGTTTCTGGTATAACATAAACTGGGTTATCTTCATATTTGCCCACGATAAAGGTTTTTGTTTTCTGTGTACCTTCATAAATTTTAAGTTCACTAGACCCATTTGCATCTACAAAACTATAAAAACCTGTCCCATCATCAGCTGCTGTATAGTCTTCAATAGTTTGAAATGTATAAGAAACATCATCAACTGTTGCGGTAAAGTTCGTTCTTGCTGGTAATGTTAAATTAGAACTTCTACCAGCTTCTGTTGTTGTAAGACTAATATTAACAATACCCTGTGAAGCTGTATCAGTATCAGGAACATAGCCAATACCTTCAGATAATGAAACTACTGAACTTCTTAATTGCGCGGTGCTTAGATATGATTCGTTCAAAGCAAAGTTAGCAACAAGAGCATTTATGTGTGTATTGTAAGCTAGGACATCTAGAATGTTTGAAAGACCAGAGGCTTCAAAGTTATAGTCCGTAAACTCTTCTTTCGCTGCTAAATACGTCTTAAGATTATTCTTAATAGTATCAAAATCTAGTGCTGTGGATCTAATAGTTGTTGCCATGTTATCTTAGCCTTGATAAAACTGTTGTAAATGTTACAATTTCTTGGGAATTTACAACTTGAAATTCTATTGTCACCTCAACACTATTTTGATTTGGTCTGTAATTTACTAGTATATCAATTAGTTGTGCTCTTGGTTCATATGTCTCAATGTTGTAAATAATATTGTCTTTAATATCGTTTTCTGTTGTTTCGTCTGCTAACTCAAACAACTGCGATCTGATATCACCGCCAAAGAACGGTTGAAATGGTTTCTCATAATGATTTGTCTGTATCAAAGTTTTGATGGCTTGCTTTACCGATGAAGCATCTTTCTTTGTATAGATCTCACCATTTGGCTTTGCAGTGAAAGTCAAATCAATATCTTTAAATAACTTATTCCTACTAGTAATTAACGTACTAGTAGATAAGTTACCATCTTCTCTTGATAAAACTCTTGTTGTTGCCATTTTTCAATTCTTTTTCTTTTATTTATAAGTGTTTTAAAAGTTTCCATTAAAAGGTGGACTAATCCTCTTAATGTATTTTCCCCAGTGGTCATCAATACCTTTACCACCCCAACGCGTGTTAGTATAGCCCCAATATCTATTTCTACCCGTATCAACATGAAGAAATACTTTACCAAATCCAAAGCCTGTAAATCCTGCTTTCATGGCGGCATCAACTAGTTTAGCAAGTTTAGCATTATCAAATCCACTAATACTAATATCTAATGCAATACCTTGGAAATGAACACTGGTTGGTCTGTATTCTGGACTAGTTGGATCTAATCTTTTAGTTTCTAACTTCGGCAATGCGTCATTGATATAAAGCTTTTCACCGAAGTACTCTTGCATTCTTCTGTATTCATTATTTAATAGTCGTGTCATATTAACTAAAGCATCAGGCTTTAGACCTCTAGAACCTGTTTTACCATTAATTGTAATGAGCTGATTACTTTCATTTAGTTTATATAATGGATCAAATGCTGTATTAGCATTAATACCAAAGTCACCTGATTCATCTAAATCTTCTGATGGTTTAGCTGGTGTAGATGGTACAGCAAGACACTCAACTAGTTCACCGTTTGCTAATTTAGAACCATTATATTGTGTTTCAACTTCACGACTAAAAGTACCTTTCCAGTCGGTATCTAGTTCTGGTAATACTAAAATAATTTGAGCTTCAAGTCCGCCTGATGGATCAAACTCGTCATAATGTAATATTAGTTGATCAAAGTACAATGTATCTTTCCAGTACTCTGCTAAATCAAACATTGCAGCAGCATCTTTTTTACCATTAGTATCTAATAGTTGATAGACTATTGCTCTACCTTTGATTTTCAAATCGTTAATTGAATTAGGAGTAATAGTTTCATTAGGTCCAGGTCTGTAAATGCCTTCTACAACGTTTAATCTGTAATTTGCAAAAGCTGCTTTATTTGTGTTGACTGATCTTAAAACCTCAGCATGATAATACAAATGCCTAGCAATGTCTCTACGTTGTTGCTGATTTTTAATAAAGTTAAAGTTGGTTGCATCACCACTACCCGCTAGGAACTTAGTAATTGATACACCAGGTGCCAACTTTGTTTTTTCTGTAATAATATCTTCAAAGTCTGGGTTATATAGTGGATCAGGAATTAGATTAACCTTGACCTTTTTGGGTAAGAAGGGATCTAGACCAACATATGCATTTGCACTACCAATTTTATTTTGCCCAATCTTAGGTGTTGAACTTCCTTTTATTACTCTACCTATACCTGTTGGTGCAGTCTTACTAATATTCCTTGATACAATATTTTCTTTTATAGCCGCAGATGTAAATCTAGAATTATTTTTGTTTGCTATATCACGAGCTTTAGATCTTACAATACCAGTAGTAGCTTGTTTATCGTATAGTCCATCGTATGCTGTGTTTTTATCGATTAGATTTTTAATAAATCCACCTTCATCAATACGAGAAACAATAATACCATTTTCTTTTACTAGATATGTACTCAGTGTTAGATTCTCTGCAACATCAGGTTCATCAAAATCTGGTGCACCAGGGTCTGCAGGATTAACAGCTGTACCAGTACTACCTGGAGCTGAACCAGCAGTATTTGCACCTAGTGCTTTATCAGCTAAAGCAGCTTCTTTTGCTTTACCGATTAGATTGCCATAGAATGTTGGTGCTTCAATAGATCCTACAAATGACGCTTCATTGCCCTTAATATCAATAGATTGCCCACCAATAATACCATTAGTACCAAATGCATTCAGTGTAGTTGCTGCAATTGTTGTCTCAGGTGCTGCTGTACTAATTTTAGTTTCTGATGTAAGTGTTGTATCACCACTACTAATGTAAGTTGCAGTTCCATCAACATTGTTGCTATAATCACCCTTGACATTCGTCGATAGTCCACCAAGATATGTTTGCACCGCCAATTGAGTTGACGTAGTTGAAATACTACCACGCACGACATCACTTTTAATCTCACCAACGTTAGTTCTTTGCGAACCTATAATATTTGTATTAACATTACCCTTGGCATTTACATTAAAGTCAACACAATCTACATTAAAATTGCCATCAACCTTTAGTGTTAAGTTACCTTTATAGACTAAATCACCATCACCTTCTACAATAACGGTTTGATCCGCACCTGATATTTGAACTGTATTCTTTGTAGAACTTAATAATATAGTTCCATCATTTCTCATTTCTATACCAGATCCAGAGTTGTGCCTAATTAATACTCTTTGATTGCCAGGTGTATCATCAATCTCAATAATATGTGGATCAGGTCCAGGACTTTGTGAAACTTGATTATATGGATATTGCGACGTAGTAGGTTGGCCTAAGTTTAGTGGTACACCAATTTCCCCACCGCCTACATATAAATCATTTCTTTTAGAACCAGTCGCAGCAAAGTTAATATTGCTAC